GCAAAATCACGTTACCGCCCGAGAACGTCTTGACGTTCCCGCGCTCCTTCAAACGACGAAGCAACGCATTGTTGTTCGTCACGTTATCAGCGAGTTCGCCGCTACGGCTCTGAATCGTAGTGGCAATGATGTCGCTGATACTTGAGTTGGCATAAGCCATTGAAATACTCCTATATCAGTTAATTACAAACGCGCATCCGATTCGGAAAGCATATCCTCAAGGATTGCGCGACGACTTGCCGCCTTGGGAGCCGCGTTGACGCCGGGTGTGGCGCTTCTGACACTCACCGCTGCTGCTCGGGCTGCTTTCGCGGCCCTATTCATCTGCTGTGCCTGTTGAGACGATACTTCGGCTTGTTTGGCCTTCTGTACCTGATCAAACAGGTCTTCATTCAGCCTGATGGCCTTTTCGTAGGCTTCTTCCAGCGTTTCCGCCATGCCACTCTGTAGGAGTTGAATCATGGCTGGTCGCGCTTCCTCAAAATGCTCGGCCTTCATGCTAAAACCGTTAATCTCGTTCAGCAGGGTCTGATTTTCCATCATTTCCTGCTGTTGTTTCCACCCCATTACCTCACCGCGTACCTTATTCAACTCGTTTTGGAGTTGCCACACGGTTGGGTCAACGTTTTGGGTGGGTTGTGCAGCCCCTTGTGCGCTCGGCTGACCGAGGTTGACGCCGTAGGACTGCGCTAATTGGTGAAAATACTGCAAACGGGTCTGCGGGTCGCTGTTACGCAACTTGTGATCCGCTTCCATCAACGCTGACACCGCTTTATCAGGCGTCAGGCCGAGTCCTTGGATCGTCTGCATATACGGTTGCAGGGCTTCGTTCATCTGGTCGGCAAATTGTGCCTTTGACAGCAAGGGTTCTACCCCTCGGCGCATCTGCTCCTCACGCTGCCATGCGTATTCCTGCATCTTTGGATCGGCTTTTTGCCAAATCTCGTGAAAGTCTTTCTTCCAAGACGCGGGCGGGCGACGCCAGACGGGAGGCTCATCCTCCTGCGCGGCTTCTTGCTCGGGTTGGCGCTCGGTTTTGGCAAAGCGCCCGCTGTCATCACGGGTTTTCGCCTCTACCGGCTCGCCACGGTCGGCAGCCTCAAGGCTTTGCTCCAAGATTGCCCTGCGGTCTTGCGTCTCTACCTGTGGGGTGTCGACATTCTGATCTTCCACGTTAGCCTCTCCTGTGGGGATTGCTGAAATTTAACTCTTGCCGTAAACGACGCAGCAAACGGTCAGCCTGCTCGTTTGTCATGCTCTTATTAACTTCGTACTTCAGACGCTCTAACCGGGAGCGGTCTGCGGTGGACTTGGAAACGTGCTTGGTCGGGTCTTCGTTACCCACCTCTATGCACCCGTTCGCCTTAAGGTGGCGGCGGTGCTGTGAGCGGGAAGTGACCATCTGGCCGTCAATCATGCTCTTGTACGGCACGATGTCAGGCTGGACGTAGTGATAGCGGCCCTTGGAGTCCTTTTTGCGCTCCACAAACTCGCCGTCTACGAAAACATAAGTGCGTTTCATTGATTAAACGGGGGCATTGGTAAAGTTTTGTTCATCTGCGCGATGATCAGCTTGGTCTGCGCGTCAAGGTCAGCCTTGTACTTGGCGGCTTCCTGCTGGCTTTGCAGTTTCATCGCTTCCAACTGCGCTTCAAACTGCTGCTTCTGCTGTGCCATCGCCATCTGGGTCTGACCCTTTAGCTGTTCCATCTGCATCTGCTGTTGGAGCTTGGCTTGCGTGAGTGCCGATTCCATCTGCATACGGCTTGCGACTTCCTGACCACGCGCTTGCATTTCTGCCTGCTGGCTCGCCTGCTGTCCGTCGCCTTCCTGACCGCGCTGCATGGCCGACTGCTGCAACATCTGCAACGTCTGGTCAATCTGACCCTCAATCGGGCGAGCGGCCTTAAACGCCTGCATACCAAAGCGCAGCAGTTCCATCATCATTGGCACCATCTCGGGTGCTGCCTGACCTACCGGCAACGCTTGGGCAAGGAACCCACCAAATGCCTGCAAGAACTGCAAACGATCCTGACGGTTCTGCGCCTCGTCCATCTGCACAAGGCTGTCAGCGGCGATGTCTACGCGGAAGTTACGCAAAGGCTTATCGCGCAACAACTCAAGGGCTTGCGGGATCAACTGTTGATCCGCTGGCGACATCTGGTTAGCCGCAGCGTAAGCAAGGATCGTCTCGGGCTGGTATTTAAGGCACATAACCTGCGCCTTGAGCCGAATCAACTCTGACGCAAAGAGGGCAACGTCCTCCTGCATTGAGCGCAGTCTTAATCCCGCGTACTGCCCTTTGATTTGCTGCGCCGTGGCAGTTTCGGAGGCATACGATGCGCCTCGGATGATGTCCGAGATGCCGGTGATTTCGTAGATTTGGCTCTTGATGTCTTCTCGGGCGCGGTAGCAGTTGAGGAGAGCATTTGCGAGAGTGTCAAGCGGCAGTAGGTCAATAGACCCTTTAAGGCCGCCTTTTTCGCTGAAAGCCATCCACTTATCAACGGGAATGAGAGCATTGTTGTCACCTTCGGTCATTAGACGCTGCAAGGCCGGTTGGCTCGCGTCATATACGCCTCTCACGCGCAGGGCTTTTACTAACCCGTCAATGCGGTCAGAGAGGATGTCTAGTTCCATCGCCTGATCTTGGTAGAGAACAAAATCAGGGACAGGTACGAGGGTGTCCGAGGTTGTCGTGGCGTAAAGCGGCTTCGGGCAGGGGAAGAATCCCTCTAACCCGAGGGGGTCATCGCGTACGTCAATGAACTGCCCCATGCCCTTGCTGAACCAGTAAACCTTTTCGGTTTCCTTGTCCCACAGTTCACAAATCTTGGCACGGTTGTACGAGCGCTTGGACTCGTTGTAAGCGTTCAGCGGTTCTGGGCCTTGGTCAAGCGGAATGCGGCGGGCTACATCCTCGCCAAATCGCTCCTCCAGCGCCTCACGGGTCATGTACACCCAACGCCATACGCAGGTGACTTCTTCCCACGTACGAGCCTGTGCGTGGCCGAAATCGCGCCAATGGACGTAATCCACCGGGGCGCATTCGTACTCAATACGCTCAAGGTTTGGCGGTGCGCCTTCACCCTGCTCAATGTTTGGGGTGATTGATAAGCCGTCATCCTCAATGCCGATAGGGGCAACGTGCGGCTCATAACGCACCCACGCCGTACCGCGTCCACCGAGGAAGCGATCCTCTACGCAGTAGGACATGGTTGAGCGGTAGTCGGGGTAATGCTCAATCTCAAAGTCGATGGCGCGTTCAATCAGTTGCCCTGCCACGCGGCCAACGGGGTCGTTGTCACCAAAGCGACGGGAAATGTCAGCCTTTGGGAGCTTGGAGTAGACGGTCGGGCGCAGGGTCTGGATGTTGCTCCAGAGGATGTTGAACTTGGCTGACTCGTTCATCGTCTGCCCACGGGTATCGTCCCGGTAGCGCTTGATGATCTTCTTGGTACGAGCCGTCCACTTGGCAAATTCGTTGTCGTAAGCGCCAATGATCCGCAGGTACTTGTTTAGCTCGTTATCAACCAGTTCTTCCATCACTCTTTCCCCTTGTTACGGGAACTGATCGCCTTGGCCTTGGCCTTGGCATCTTCTTTAGACGATGCGCCCCAAGCGCGTAAAGCGAGTGCAAGGCGCGTAGGCTTGCCGCTACTGTCTTTCATCGGCCCTGCCATGTTGCCCATGCGGGCAAGGAACGACGCACGACGAGGATTGTCACCGGCCTTTACGGGAGGCTTTAAAGTTCCGCCCGTTTCACGCTTATACGATGCACGGCCAGCAGCGTTCAGCCCACCCTTGGGGTTCTTGCCTTCCTTACGCTGCCATGCTGCGCTCATGCGTAGCCCTTGTTCTTCGGTTTGGCGGTCTTGGCGGCTTCCTTAAAGTCACCAGCGGTCGGGCGTCCTGCCTCACCGGGGCGCTTCATGCGCTCGCCAGAGCCAGCCTTGATGCGCTCTTGTTTAGCAAGAATGTTGGCATATAAGCCTGCTTTTCTCATGCCCATGCCCTCACAGGGTTATTCGGCGAATCAATGACTATTGCAGCAATCTTATCAGCGTCAAAACTACTTGCATCTATAACACGCAAATTAGCGTGGAATCCGCCGACGTTTTGCACCCAACTTAATTGACTTTCGTCGGTCTGGATCGTTTCGCCGGTCGGCTTGTACACATCGCCGATAACGTCCAGAGCGTACTTATGGGCGTCGGTAACGTGCCAGCCCTGATCGCCTTCGGTAACAACGCCTGCCGCCTCTAATACGTCGTAGAGGGCTGTGGCGTCGGCTGCTTTGAGGAAGTAGTCGGTCATAGCGTTAAGGCCTGCAATGTGGCGTTAGGCAGCCGGGTTGGGTAGAAAGACAAGAGTTGGATGTAGCCATTCCACGGCCTTGCCAAGTCTTGGCGATTTCCGATTTGTAACCTGTCAACAGTCGGAACGGTTCCGCTGGTATCAGCCCCTACTGCGGCTCCATTTATGCTTAATGCAAAGTCGTTTGCTGCATACGCGCCTGCCAATTTGTTTGCTGTAAAACTATTTGCAGTTTGCGCTATGTTTGCTTGTGGTGCGCCGCCATTGTTGACTTGAAACCCCATCGCGGTTGCCGTTGATCCAAAAAACTCAATTAAATTATTGTTTGTTCCATTGCTCATTGAAGCAGGTCTTGGAGAATTTGCACCAAGAGTTCCTGTGTTCACGCAAGTTACAAACAAAGTTCCAGCCGCCGCGTTGTACCACGACGAGAAGTTAGTCCCCGTCATGCTGGCGACATCGGCGTTGCGGGTCAGCGCGGTGGTGGTTGTGGGGATGTAGGACGTAGCGAACGCGCCGGTTTCAAATTGATAACCCCAAATGTATATACCGTCAACACCGTTGCCGGTAAAATTTGAGTTATTATTTAATTGAAAAATTTGATTTCTGATTGAAACTTCTGTTCCAGACGTAAAGGTAACAGAACATCTATACCAACCATTTCCTACGTTTTGAATTGCCCCAGATGCGTTAGTAAATGTTCCGGCAGTGCTAACTGAAGTCACAGTTCCGTTGTCTACATTAAAACGTGCGTCTACGCCATTGGCGCTTGAAGCAGTGTCTCTTGGAAGCATTCTTAATGTGTTTGCCTCGCCTTTTTTAGCAAACACTGACAACGTATAAGTAATTGCACTTGCGGCTTTTGTAATTTCTTGACGAATACTAGAGGAGCTTGTCGATATTCCATTATCAACAATCAATTTATCTGCTGTAACAGTTCCAGACGGTGCCACGATGGAATTAACCGACACAGTCGCGCTAACTGCAGTCCAACTCGTTGCAAAATCTTCCGACTGAAGAATGCTATTCGTCCTCTGCTCCTCAATCAGCAAGCCACGCGGGGCAAGCGTAGAGGGGTTGTAGTCAAAGCGAGGGGCGTAGTACGCAGCCGTAGTCGTGGGGTAGTAGGTCGTCAGCGAGGATGTGACGCCGCCTTCCATGTTGGAAACGTTCATCTGTGCGCCAATCAAATAAAGTCCTTCACCTATTGCTATTGTCGTTGGCGTATTTGTGTCTGTTTCTCCGACTCGCTTTAAGAACAATCTAACGCCGGTCGCACCAGTTAACGTCGGCGTTGACACAATAAAGCGTTCGCCGGCAACTGCAACGCTTGAACCTGTTGCAGCCACGTTAGTTGTAAATGTTCCGTCTACAAGATTGACATTTATTCGCGCATCGGCGCCTTGAATTACAACCAATACTCTGGTGATGTCACCAAGAGGTTTAGCAAAAAACGATACCGTTCGTTGTTGAGTTGCCGCAGTAATAGCAATCGACGTAATTCCGACAGTCGTATTGGCAACTGTAGCCTCAATTTTTTGATAATTAGTGCTAGTAATTGGCGAGGCTACCGACGTAGAAACGATAGTTGAGGAATTTTTGCTCCAGTCGGCTTGAGAAAAATCTTGGCTCCAAGTAACCAGATTATGCTTCGCATACCGCAACGTCCCCGTGCTATCAAACAGCGTTGCCTGTGAGCCACGGGAGAAGGTGATGCGGCTGTCAAACTGTGGATTGTTTATAAAATCCAAATTCAGCGTCGGGAACGGGTTAATTAGAGGCGGAAGCCCCAACGACAGAATCGACGGCAGCCCAATCGGGACGCCAATCGGGGTGTTATACCCGTTCGTCATACGCTGTTGATAGGCTTCGCGTAGACCGTGCCAGCAGCGGCAACCTGGATCGCGCTCACACGCCATGGAGCGCCAGTACCGGTTGGCACTAAGAACGCCACAGGAACGCCAGCAGGCAGCGCAATGTCAGAGGTAGTCGCCGTTACGCCTTCGCCTACACGGATGTATGCGTTCGTCGTAGACCACACCACAACGCCTTGCGGGCCGGGTTCCCATGCCGTCGTCGAGCCCGCCGTGCCAGTGTAGTTGGCGCTGTAGGTCGGATAACCGTTAAGGGGGTTAAGAAATTCCATTATCTAATCCTCACGCCAAAAACTTCAGTTTGTAGATCGTGGACAGGTACAACTCGAAAATGCCGTCCAGCAGATTTTGCAGGGTAGCGTCGTCTTTAGAGACGACTTTATACCGCATTTCCTCAAGTTCCTTAAGTTCCTTTTCCAGAAAGTCAAGTACGTTGTTGG